AGGGTCGATACATGTCTCGTAACTGAACGTCAATACGTTTGACCTCATCTTCTTCTTTGGACTTTGTGATGTCCCGAATATACTCATATCTAATCTCCAGCTCACTAGGAGGAACAAAGGTAGAATCGATGAGATTTGTAGCTTGAGCTAGAACGCTCGAAAAAGTATCGAGTTGGGTATCTCCAGTTTCACTTAACACTACATTTTCATAACCAGCAGTTCTCATCATACAAGTAACAGTTCCATCTGTGTTAGAAGTGTAGGTCGGTGGGAAAAACGATAAAGCAGATTGCTGTCCTCTCTTTATCATATGCTGATTTCCATAAGGGCTATACCCACCTTCTTTAAAACCACAAGACAATCTAGCAGTAGTCTGAGCATCAGTTTCAGCTTCAACAAGTGGTATTAGATCCATCAAACCTTTACAAGTTACTTCAAGATTCTTTTTGCATATTGTGTCCCACTCCAAAGGATCCTGAGCACAAGACATGAATCCTCGAGTACAAGCATTATTAAAAACTGTATGATCGGGAGTAACTATAGAATAACCTGAATCAGTATGTTTAATCTTACGTATCTGCCTCCACGAAGGAGCAGTACCAGGATAATTATATTGTAAATTGTCTCGGAACATTTCTTTTCTTTCATTATTCGAATCGTCTACAGATTGTGTTTGCATCACAATCTTAACAATTGGCCCATCCGCCTCCAATGCCAACTGAAATCCACATTCGTATCCCATATACATAGTCAAAATTGTTTGAGGACTAAGAGCACCTAAACAAACAATAGCTTTAATCGTAGGATGACCGGCTCCAAAGAGACCGTTTGTGGAGTAATACTGCAATATTTTCGTATAAGTAACACGATACTCATTCCATACCTCTTTATGAGGGAAGAGCATAAGATACATAGAAAAACAAAGCGACAAAAATTGATATGGTTGAGTTCTTTTGTAAGTATAAAACAAAGGAGACAAAAGACGATCTATAGACCATTTAGGCAACCAACATCGATTTTCCTGAGAATAATAAAACTGAAATCCTAAGAAACTAAGCTGGGAAACAGGTAAGTTTAACCCAATCTTAAACTCCTTAAGAACTAATCCATGAAATTGATATAACCTATCAGTAACATATTTCTCATCTAACATTAAGTCAAAATCTAGAGAAACAGCGAAAACATTATCATCACCAAACAAGGCAACGACCTGCTCCCAAACAAGCTGGGGAGGAGGATATTTATTAAATTTATCGAAGTATGCCGAAACCAGAACATCAGCAAAAACTTCTTTTGCGGCTTCTATATTATGAGGGGTGGTATCTCCAGCTCCACTATTGTTACCTCTTTCTCTCATAACCACATCTCC